CGATACATTCAGGATTGACATGGAAGGCTTAGAGAAACACGAGGCCCGAATTCAGAATGGATTTAGATTGTTTGGGAAGTATTATCAAGCATTATGGGATTAGACATGAGTGATGGAGGAAAGGGATCTAAGCCACGCCCATTCAGTGTGGCTCAAGAGCAGTATGACGAGAGGTGGGACTTGATCTTTGGTCGTGATAAAGGTCAGAAGGAACGTGACTTTAGCTTTGACAGAGAGATGGATCGTAAAGAAGATGGCCAGCTAGAACGTGATAAAGTGTTTCAAGCTATGCAAGATGACCTTGATAGGATGATTGAGAGAGCTGAAAATGAAAATAGATGAAAATTGTTTTCTTAGAGGCTGTGCTTGTTATGACCATAGAAGCAAAGATCCAACTGTAGAGGTTGTAAGAAAAGATTGGATTGGTCTAACGGATAAAGAACAGACTAACCTGTTTACTGATTGGGACGAAGACAAAGGTTGGGGACCATTCATTGAAGCTATTGAAGCTAAACTCAAGGAGAAGAACACATGAATGTATATTTTCTTTATTTTCTTATTATTGCAATAGTTTGTGGTGGTATTATTCATGCAGCTATAACAGACCCTTCTTACAAAGAAAGAAAGGAATGTGCTACTGCTGAACTTACCCCAGAAGACCGTGAGAAGTGCCGAAAATTACTTTGGCATAAACTGTAACCAAGGACAAACATGAAAGTCAAAGAGTTAATTGAACAGCTGAGTAAGCTAGACCCTGAAGTAGTTGTCGTTAAGGCAGGTTACGAGGGAGGAGTTACTGAAATTACTGGAACAGGTGACTGTACTATTGCTCTAGATGTAAACAAAGAGTGGTACTATGGGCCTCATGAGTTAGTGAAACCTAACAATTATTTTCCATTTAGTAAGAAAGAAAAGGCTGTATTTATCAGCTAAAATTACCAGGGGACGCTAAAGAGAGAAAGGTAACAAAAATGAGACTTTTAGCCATTTTTACTGTGGGCTTACTACCCTTCAGTACATTGGACAAAGTTGAGTCAGAGTACTTAAACTTAGATCCAAAACCTCTCTCAGTAGTAAATAAGTCTGCTGAGATTGACTGTCTAGCCCGTAATATTTACCACGAAGCTAGAGGAGAATCCCTCCGAGGACAAATTGCAGTAGCCGCAGTAACCGTTAATCGTGTATTAACCAAGGGCTATCCCGCTTCAATATGTCAGGTTGTGTATCAACCATACCAATTCTCATGGGTTAAAGAGTTACTAAAAAGTAAACATAATCCACGAGAGAATGAACAGTTTAGGACTGCTAGGGCTATTGCTTCAGCATATCTAAAAGGACTCTACAAAGATCCTACCAAGGGAGCATTATTCTATCATGCTTCTAGAGTTAATCCAAAATGGGCTAAGACAGTACTAAAGACTGCTCAGATTGGAAACCATGTATTTTACGCTAAGGCTTAGGCTTTAGCACAGAACACCCTCCAGGGTACTCTTTGACTGCTCCTTCGGGGGTGGTTGAGGGGTACTCTGGAGGGTCTCCTTTATTTTTTTTTTTGTTTTTACCAGGTGACACTAAAGAAGAAACCTCCTTCCGGCCCTAAAAGGGGGATATAGGGGGTTATCATTAAAGGAGTAATTATAATAATATTAATAATAATATTATTGTTATTGTTGTTATTAAATAAATAATATTATAAAGATTATTCTTTAAAAGTACTCTTTAAAATATTATTTAAATATTCGTCTCTGTGGGACTTGTGTTGATGCACTACTGAAAAACAGTAGAAGGTGCATCCCAGGAAACAGGGTTAAGAAACTAATAAAGGAATTAAAATGGATTCAATTCTACAAGTAGCTATTGTTGTGTTAAGTACTGGTGCCTTCTGGACTTACTTGCATAATAAAGATAAACAACGACAACAGGCACATGATCAGCTCACTCAGCTACTTATGTCTGAAGTAAAGAAGTTAGAGGGTAAGGTTGATAAACTCTTGAGAGATAGAGAAGAGTTACTGACTATGATCTCTGACTTAAAGATTCAATTGCACTCAAATAATATTACACCTGTTGTTAAGGCTCCTGCCAAGACAACCCGCAGGACAACAAACAAAGGCTAACAATGACTACAAATACCTCTGAAAATAAAGAGGTAGTCCAAGATCCAAATGTATCAGAGAGAACCCGTGCTGGTTTTAGACCTGGACAGGGTCGACCAAAGGGGACTACCACAATCTACTCTAAAGAGTCTGTTAAGAAGCTTCAGAACTTAGGCTTTGATCCTATTGAGAAGCTTGTAGATCACTACTACAAGGTGCAGGGAAAGATTAACGACATGGAGAGCGGTGAGACTAAGTACTCAGCGATTGCGCTGGCGAACCTCTTAAGTATCCAGACGAATGTCATGAATACACTCATGCGATATGGCTATAGACAGGTTCCTGAGAAGAGCGAACAGGTAATTGAGGATAAGAAGCCACTTAAGATTGTCTTTACAAATGAATAATAAAGTATACATGCAAATAAAATTAATAAATTTGATGTAAAAAGTATACAATTTAAAGGATTACTATGAGAATAACACCTACTGCTGAATATAGCATCAAGAAGTACCAAGAACAATACAATGCGCTTAAAGAAGCTTCTGATAAAGTATTTCGAGAAGGTCTCCAAGCTAGAGCAGAACTAGCTGAGTTCTATAGGAAACTTGAAGAGATTAATGCGAAGAATAAGAAGGGCGTCTTAACTAAAGATAGTGTAGACTTATACGTTTAAATGTCAAATGAAATTAAATTACATCGAGGTCAGTCTGAAGTATTAAAGTATTTGTTCTCTGAGAAGGGTGGCACAAGATATGCTGCTGCAGTAGCCTCACGAGGATTCGGTAAGAGTTACCTTGCTAGTGTTGCAGCTACAATGGCTGTGCATGAACTATTAGAAATGGATGAAGATGTTCCTAATAAGAACGTATCGATTATCTGCCCTACATATCAACAGTCTTTAGATATTTACTGGCCACTGCTAGCCTATAACTTAGGTCTAGAGGACTATGCTGAAAAGTCTTCCCAGACAGCTGGAACATTCTGGTTTCCAAATAATGTTAAGCTTAAGTTATGGTCTTATGAAGCATCTGAGAGGATGCGAGGATCAGGTCAATACTTTGTTGTTGGAGATGAGGTCTCTGATTGGACAGGACAACCAGGACTTAAAGAATCTTGGGAATCTATCATTCAGCCTGCTATGACTACACGTTGGGCAGGCAACCATAAGGCTCTTATTATTGGTACTCCTAAAGGTATGAATTACTTTTATGATATGACTAATTTTGAGATGATGGATAATCGCTGGAAGACTTTCCGATATACCTATCGAGACTCTCCATATTTGTCTGTACAAGAGATTGAAAGAACTAAGCGTCTAATTGACCCTATGAAGTTTGCTCGAGAGTATGAATGTTCTTTTGAAGACTCTGGTGCTAAAGTATTCTACATGTTTGATCGTAAGACTCATGTTACTGCTGATCTACCATACTTCAATGTAGAGACAACAAACAAAGAAGATGTCCATGTAGCTATCGACTTTAACATCGGTATTATGGCTGCTGTAGTGTTTGGTGTAAGAGCTGGACAAATACACATCCTAGAAGACATGCAGAATGTCCTAGATACTGAACAATTAGCTAAAAAGCTTAAGACTCAATTCAAGGATAAGGGGCACAGGGTATTTGCTTATCCAGACCCTGCAGGACGTGCTAGGAAGACTAGCGCTGTTGCCGGAGCTACTGATTTCTCTATTTTAGAGTCCCATGGGATTATTTGTAGAGCACATCGAGCAGCTCCCCCTATTGTTGACTCTGTAGCTGCTGTTAATCGTAAGTTTAAGAATGCTAATGGTGATATAGACATGTATATCCATCCACGAGCAGAGCATACTATTAGGTCTCTTGAGAGAACTGTATGGGTTGAAAACAATCCAAATACAGCACAGATATCTAAGACAGAGAACATAGAACATTGGACAGATGCTCTTCGTTATGCTGTTGAATACTTATTCCCTGTTCGTTCAGGCACTAAGACAGTTACTAAAGGTTTTATGTTTTAAAGGAACTATATGTTTACACCTCAATTTTATATTAACTCTTTTCAGAGTCTTAAGCACGACTTTACTAATAAAGTTATTACTGATACTACCCTAAATAAAGTAGCTAATGACTTTATTGATGCTCAAACAGCCTGGGCTAACATGGTAGTAAATAATACAACAACTATTACAAAATATTGTTTTGACAAACAGTCAGATATTTTATATCCTCAAAAGGAGAAGAAATAATGTACAACGGTAAAAAGAAAAAACCACCTAAGCCTAAAGGTAAGTAAATATGGCTATTGAGTATCGTGGTGAGACCTTTGAGGGCTACAATAAACCAAAGAAAACCCCAGGAAACTCTACTAACTCACATGTTGTGTTAGCTAAAGAAGGTGACACTATTAAGCTTATTCGCTTTGGTGCTCAAGGCGTTACAGGTTCTCCTCCAAAAGATGGTGAGTCAGACTCCTATCAAGCACGTAGAGAGGCCTTTTATGCTAGGCATAAGGCTGATATCCAGAAGGGCAGAATGAGTGCTGCTTATTGGGCATGGGTAGTTAAGTGGACAAATAAATTTAAATAACAATCTGATAGCCAAGTGATTAAGTTTATGCGGTATTCAGCAAGAACCCACCTTAGGGCTGTTGTCGCTACAGTAAAAGGCGTCATTAGAGAGGTATAATTCAATAGGTAGAATCAGACGTTATCTCTGGAATGTGAGTTCGAGTCCCACTACCTCTCTTCTTTAAAGGAACAAAATGTTTATATTAAACTATATACCTACTTGGCTATTGTTTATAACTCTAATGATAGGGTTATTCGGATGGGTAATAAAAGAATTTGAAACCTACAGACCTATTGCTGTAGGGTTAATCTTTGCATCTTTATTCTTAATAGGATTTAAGACTGCTGATAAGATATGGCAAGACAGAGTTACTGAACTTGAAAAGAAAGTAGCTGAGTTAGATGCTAAGAAAGCAATAGTTAATACCAAAGTAGTAACAAAGGTATTAACAAAAGAAAAGATAGTTAAGGAAGCTGCTGAAGTGCAAATCCAGTATGTTGATCGTGAGATTGTTAAATACAATGATCAATGTAAGATTCCTCCAGAGGTTATTACAATACATAATAAGGCAGTTATACAATGAAATACCTACTAGCTATTCTATTGTTAACACTTACAGGGTGCTCTACTGTAGTACCTGTAGTAGCTAAGTTTCCTTTAGCCCCTAAAGAGTTAAGTACTCTCTGTCCTAAGCTAAAGCCAGCAGATGAGAAACCTGAGCTATCAGAACTTACAAAGACTATTATCACTAACTATTCAGAGTATCACCTATGCGCTAATCGTGTAGAGGCTTGGAATGAGTGGTATACCGAACAAAAGAAACTTTTTGAGGCACTTAAATGAATCTAACAGTGGATCAACTAAGAGAACTTATTCCTCGTAATAAGCATGTTACATACTGGCACAAAGCCTTAGAACAATTACTCCCAGACTATGGCATTGATACTGAGAAACGTATTGCTGCTTTTGTGGCACAGTGTGCTCATGAGTCAGGTGAGTTCACAATGATTAAAGAAAATCTCAACTATCGTTGGGAGACACTCCGTAGAATCTTCCCCAAGTATTTCCCTACAGATGAACTGGCTAAACAGTTTGCTCAAAAACCCGAAGCTATTGCTAATAAGGTTTATGCTAATCGCATGGGTAATGGAGATGAAGCTTCAGGAGACGGATATAGATACTCTGGTAGAGGTCTAATTCAGTTAACAGGTAAAGATAATTATTTTTGGTTTGCTGAGTCTATTGGTATTACTGCAGAAGAAGCCAGTGAGTATATGAGTACCTTTGAGGGTGCTGCACAGAGTGCTTGCTGGTTCTGGGAAACTAATAATTTAAATAAATGGGCAGACCAAGGCGATATAGAGACATTAACAAGAAAAATTAACGGTGGTACCATTGGTATCGATGACCGCAAAAAGCACTATGCACATGCACTCCATGTACTAGGCGTGTAAATGTCTACTATTCTTCTTACCTTAGTGTTAGCAGGTATCGATCCTAAAGCCCCCGTCTGTGAAAGATGGACATGGCAAGGGCCCCCTTATAATCGTAAGGTCAGTTGTTTGAAGTGGAAAAACAACGATCAAGCAAATAAGGGGAAAAAGAAATGATTGATCCGATCACAGCACTAGCGGGAATCACATCTGCTATTAGTATGGTCAAGAAAGCAGCTAAAGTTGCTAATGACCTAGGTTCTCTTGCACCTATGATAGGCAAGATGTTTGATGCTAAGAGCACAGCCACTAAAGCTTTAATAGAGGCTAAGAAGAGTGGCAAAGGTTCCAATATGGGAACAGCTCTGCAAATCGAAATGGCTCTAGAACAAGCTAGGGCATTCGAAGAAGAACTTAAACTGCTCTTTATGCAAACAGGTAAGATAGATGTATGGAATAAAATTAAAGCTCGTCAGGCTGAGATGGATGCAGACGATGCACAAGAGTTAAGACTCTTTAATGCTAATGAACGGAAACGTAAACAAAAAGAAGAAGAGCTAAATGAATTAGCTATAGTCTTATCTGTAGTTTCCTTTGTATTATTTATAATGGTTATCGGTGGTTACGAACTAATGCAATACTGTGAAGTAGGCAATAGGTGTGGGCGATGAATGAGTACCAGAAGACATTTGATCTTTGCTTAAAGATTTTTATATATGGATGTGTAGCTCTCTACGTATTAGGCTTTTTAAAGTTTTTACCAGATGATCTCTCAAACAAAATTGTTAACCTATTCCTAGGAAAGATTGGCTTATGACAGAAGAAACTAAACCATTAAGCAGAAGTGAAAAGGAAGCTCTCCTAAAAGATAAGGCTGGATGGGTTATTACGGTGCTTGCTGCATTGTTAGCTATTAACACTTTGATGGGTGGCTCTAACAGTTCTAAAGTATTAAACAAT